GGCCCATCGATGGGTTCATTGTCCAGAATGGCGTTCCCTGCACGGGTAATCTTTCGCCACTCGCTCACCCCATCCCCATCCACATCGATGGGCAGATAGCACTCTGTCAGCCACACCTCGCGCTGGGTTTCATCCCCATAACCCTGCTGGCTGGTCATCTGCACCGGGCCCATGGCATTCTGGAATGCATACCGCGGGTTAGTCATCGGCGCATTGACGCTATAGGGGCCTGCCGGGATGCTGGTATCGCTGCCGAGCTCATCGAGCTCGATATCATCCACGTTCTCATAGCCGCGTTCGCGCAGATAGCTGATGGTGCGTTTCACGCGGTGCGCGGTGAACCCCTCGCGCGGGTGCGTGATGTAGGGGCTGATAATGAATTCTTCAAACGGCACCGCCAGCAGTTTGACGCGGCCGCCCTTGCTGGTGCGCGTGAGCCGCACATCGTGCAGCATGGGCAGCATGGCCGGGTTGGGTTTGCGTGGGGGTTTGAGCAGCGGGGGGCCGGGTGGCGCAGCAGGGGGCGGGGGTGGTCCGGGCGGTGCGCCCGGTGCACCCGCAGGGCCAGCGCCAGGCGGTGCGCCTGGTGGTGGCATCGGGGGCGGTCCCCCTGCACCCGGTGGCGGTGGTATCGGTGGCCCACCAGGCGCGGCGCCCGGTGGCCCGCCAGGCCCAGCCATCGCAGCGCCCGGTGGCGGTCCCGGTGGCGCTGGTGGCGGTGGCGGGGGCATCGGTGGCATCGGACCACCACGCGCCATGTTGCTGGCGGCCGCGGCCTGCTGCGCCATCTGCTCTGGCCAGCCGGTGGCCACCAGTGTTTTTATCATGGCCTGCTGGCGGGCAAACGCCTGCAGGGCCACGTCATAATCCGCCTGCGCTTTATGCAGCGCGGCCGGGTCGGGATAGGAAGTATGTTCCGTGGGCTCTACCGCGTCATCCTCGAGGATGGCGGTGAGCTGGTCATCAGTCATGCCGCGGTAAAATTCCGTGACCACTTCCGGTGAGTCATCCCACCACGCTTTCATGATGCCCACTTTCTGTATCAGGGCATCCTTGAACCAGGTATAGAGCTCATGCCAGCCGGGATTCTGCTGGTAAAAAACGTAGTTCAGGTATTCCGTGGCCTGGTTGGCCGCTTCCTCATCCCCTTCCTTGCGCGGTACAAATTCCACCACCGAGGGGCCTGCGGTGAAAATGGCCATCAGCGCGGGCAGCATCCATTCCACCGTATCGCTCACATCGGTGGACACCACTGAACTGCGATCCGGGATGGTCGGGGGCTCGAGGCCGTATTCAGGCAGGCCCAGATAATAGGCCATGTTCGCATTGCGTTCCTGGCCTAGCTGGTCGAAACAGAAGGTGATGCCCTCCTGGATGTGCTTATCCGTTATCTGGCGGATTTCCGCATCATCCATGGCGTCCTTTGATTTTGGCTCATCAAAGGTTTCATGCGTCACCACTAGCTGGTTCGGATTGCTGTCGGGGCCAAAGGTGCCCTGCCCTGGAATGGGTGCGCCTGCCATCATTTACCTTTTTTCGCTTTGACGTGCAGGGGCAGTTTTTTGATGGGCTTTCCCGCAGTTTCCGTGACCACCTTTTTTGCCACCTTTTGCGGAATGGCGCCCGTGTCGCCCTGGGCCGCGGCGTGAAATAGCCTGGCCTGTGCGCGGCTTTTGAAACTCTTTGGCATCCTTGCCCCCTGCTGTGTCGTCAAACAGTTCACCCTGCGCCTGTGGCTGATTGCCCAGCAGTGCCTCACCTGCAGCACGTCTGCGCCGCATGGCGGCCCACTGCAGCAGCGTGGCGTGCCACGCGGGATGCTGCCTGCTGTGTCGGGCCTGCGCGAGCAGCACGCGGGCCATGTAAATCTGCGCGGCGTGGTTCATCGTCCGAGGTGGCCTACCAGCTCTGCGAGCACCCAGCACGCGAGGCCTGCGGCCATCAGGTTCACGCGTGGCACCGGCACCGATAGCGCGGCCAGAATAAACAGCACCAGCGCCACAATCAGCAGCGCCACGGAAATGGTCAGCATGGTGGCCTCACACGACAGTGAGCTTGGGATAATCCAGGGCCTTGCCCCAGCCGGAAAAACTGTTATTCATGAGCGGCACATCCAGCGCGAGATAGCGGAAAGCATCGGCACCGTGGCTGAATTCATCGTGAGCCGGGTGCGAGCTGAAAATGCCGTATTTCTCATTACGTTCCCAGCGGTAATTGGTGAGGCATTCCACCCCGCGCTGGCATTTCTCTGCATCGAAATAGCACATGGGCAGCGTGTTGCGCGCTGCGTGTATGCCTTCCTCGAGTGAGAGGTTAGGCGTTATCTGAAACGTGATGCCGAGGCTGGCGGCCACCTCATAGCGGCTCTTTCCGGTGCCGAGCTCGCGCACCTGGATATCGTGCGGGGCAAAGTGCTGGCCGTAGATGTAGCGCCGCTTATTGAGCACATCCACGTAGTGCGCGATGCCCTCACCGTTCATTTCGTAATAGTCAATACAGCGCCGCTCTGCGTTGACCACCTGGCAAAACCAGATAGCCATGGCATCCCCGATGCCCAAATCCCAGACGGTGTGCACCGGTAAGGTGGGGTCGTGCGGCACGCGGCCAATGCGTTTTTCAAAAAAGGCCGCTTCCATTTCCTTGCGGTAAATGGCGCCCGGAATTTCAATCACATCCCACCTGCCGAGTAACAGCGCGCGCCGCTGCATTTCATCCATCAGCAGCAGCGTGGCCTCGTAATCGGGGCCCAGGTGCGGGTTATCTTTCAGCCGCGCCGGAATGAACCTGCGGTAAATCACGCGCTGTTCACCGTCACCCAGCGTGACAATCAGGCCACTACGTGTGCCAGTGCCCTCATCGGGAATGGCCCAGCGCTCGCGCACCCACTTGTGGCCGCGGCCGCCCGGATTGCAGTTCGCGCGCATCAGGCATTTCAGCTCTGGATTGCTCGAGCGCAGGCGTGAGAACAGGTATTCATAGGCCACAGGTGTGGCCCATTGCGTCAATTCTTCAAACCCCACAAACTGCAGTTCAAACCCCTGCCATCTAAACCGGTCATCGTCCTGCTGCATGTAGCTGGTGTAAATCTGCGCGCCACTCGGAAATGACCACACGTGGTCAGTTTTATTGAATTCCGCGCCCGGATACACCAGCGGGTAAAGCTCACGCATGCGCTGCTCGAGCTCGCGCAGTTCCGGATAGGTAGGCCGGAAAATGACCGCCTTATAGTCAGCATGCAGGATGGCGTTCTGCCACAGGCCCAGCGCGTCAATGACCATGGCGTCAGTCTTGCCACCGCCCGCGGCGCCCCCATACAGCACCTCAAAATCCGAGGATGCGAGGTATTCCGCCTGTTTGGGTGTCGGTGACCAGGCGGCCTCGTTCTCTGCCTGCGCTACATCATCCCAGTCATCAGCCAGCAGTGACTGGCGGGGGGGCATCGCGCGCCTGCACGTCTGTCACGTCATCGGCTGCCAGCTCTACCTTTTGCGGAAACTCCACATACCCGCGCACGTTCAGCGCGCCAAAGGTCGGGGTAGTTTCAATGCGCTGGGCAGGGCGCCACAGGTCAGGCTGGCGGTTATACAGCCAGGTCTGGATGGCGCCCACATCAGGCGGGCAGTATTCCTCTGTCGCCTCTACTTCCACACCAGCAATGAATTTGCGCCGCTTGTAGTGGAAACCGAGGCAGCGCCGCTGCAGCGCTTCGACTACCTGAAAATCCCCAATCAGCAGCCCCTCATCGAGCGCGCGCCGGAATTCCGGAAACTGCTCACACCACGTTTCAAAGGTGTTGCGGTCGGCGCCCAGGTTGCGGGCAATTTCCGCGCGTGAGAGGCCCAGCAGCGCGAGGCGCCGCGCATACACGGGAAAATCGCGCCGGTACCCATTCTCGAAACGCACGGCCTCGAGGCATCGATAATGTCTGCCGCCCATGGCGGTACCCTCCTGGCAAGTCCGGATTGCACGGGTGTTGCCTGTGACTGCTCAAACCTTGAATCCAGCGTTGGCGCCTGCGAGCATCGACAGTAACGAGTTGACACCCCCGCCCTGCGCGCCGAGCGCGGGCTGCAGCAGACTCATCTGCTGCGGGGTGAAATTCATGTTTCCCATGTTGGCCGCGCGTGCCCCGCCCTGCACCATCGGCATGTGCGGTGTCTGCGGGGCCTGCAGTTTGCCCATGCCCGCGGCGCCCGCGCCGAGCTGCTGGCCCATCTGCTGCCAGTTGGCTGGCGTCATGCCACCCGCGTTCTGCACCGCCTGGGTAAAGTTCTGGGCATCGCTCACCCCCTGCGCCCCACCGAGCGCCGCGGGCATCATGCTGGCGCCGCCCTGGTATTGGGGGATGTTGCCGCCTGGCATCATGAACTGGCTGGCGGTGCCACCGGGCATGGCAAACTGGCTGGCGCCCGCGGCATTGTTGCCCGCGCCGGGGCCTGAGGAAAACGCGTTCTGCAGTGCGCTGGCAATGCCACCGCTATCTGCGCCGCTGCCGTCGCTGCCGCTCATGGCGCACCCCCCCACGCAGGCGGAACGGGGTGAGTAATCCCGCCTGATGGTGTGCCTGCCGGTGGTGTGCCACCAGCCGCGGTGCAGGCATTGCGCAGCGCGCGCGCTATGTCATTTGGGCACCAGAGGGCATAGGTGTACATGGCCTGGTTGCCCTCACCGATGATGTATTTCAGGGGCACCAGAAAATCTGCGTTCACATTGGCGGGCAGGTTGGCCAGCACGGTGGCCGGTGGGGTGGCGGCCTGTGGCGCCGCCTCGAGCTCGAGCGGCATCACCATATTGCCCGCGGCCAGCGCGCGCAGGGCATTGCCAATATCATCAGCGGTCATGGCGTCATTCCTCTGGCGGGGGTGGTACCTCTGCGAACGTGAGCGCCACATCCGCGGTATAGCCTGCGCTGGCCGCGGTGATGGTGGCGGCCCCTGCGGTGTCGCTGGTGGCGTTCACTGCCGCGGTGCCGGTGGCGCTGTCAGTCGGGATGGTGCCGTTATCCACCGTGCAGCCGGTGCCGGTGATGTTCAGCGTGGCCACAAACGGGCTGCCGTACTGGTCGAGCGCGGTAAATGTCGCGGTGTTGACGGTCGCGCCATCGGCGGGGCTGCCGTCCACTGTGGCCGCGCCGGTCAGGGTGGTGAGCACGGGCTGGGCGCCATGAATGACCGCGGCCGCACGGCGCGTGAGCTCTGCCGCATATTCCGTGTTGATGTTGCGGCCGTAGGTGGTGAGCGCATCCACATCACGGTCAGCCAGAAACGTCTCAATCGCCGCGGTCATGCCGGTGAGGTATTCCGTGTTGATCTGCTGCGGATACAGGCGCAGGTAATCAACCGGGTCTGCCGGGTCGAGCGGCGCCGCCTGCGGGGTGGGCGGGCTCTGGGCTGCCCTCTCATTGCGTATCTGTTCGTCAACCGGGGGCCGCTGGGGCGGGACCATGGCGCCGCGCTGGATATCGCGCATGGCGTCTACCATGTCATCGGCGGGTGAGTCGGGATAGGGCGGGGGGCTGCTGCGGGGCGCGTCTGCGGTCTCAGGGGCCGTGTCCTGCGTCTGGGTCTGGTGTTTGCGTGCCATTACGGTACCCCTCAAAACAAAAAACCCGCGGCGCAGCGCGGGCTGCGGGCGGGCCTGAAATGCGAAGGGTGATACTGTCCCCACTGAAACCCGTTAGTGCGCACTGGCTGCACACTATCGGATTGGTGCGAATAATAGGCCTTTTTGTAGACACACAGCCAGCACTAAATTCAGACGAAAACTGTCTACACAGTCTATTTGTGGACTGCATGGCGTCCAGATATAGACTTTTCTGCAGCACTATGGCCGCAGAGCGCTGCCATTCTGATGTAAAAGGCGCGCGCTGGCGGTGCTGTGCTCGAGCTGCAGCGCGGTGTGGTAGGCGCGGCGCCGGAACCTGCGCACGCGCCGGTAGAATCCATCGCGGGTGATTTCCTGCGCGGCCGCGGCCTCTTTGACGCTGCGCGCCGGGTGCAGGTAGAAAATCAGGAATGAGGTTTTGGCGTCATTGTCAGGCTGCGCATTGATGGCGGTATTGAACAATGACAGTGCAGGCGACAGGCCCACGCGGGGCGCAGGCCGCACACGGGCAGGCTGCATGCGCGCAAGGATGTTTTTAGGGATGGGTGGCGCTATCAGGCCATGTTCACGGTGCCATTCTGCCCAGCGCAGGCACAGGTGGTGCAGGTCTGTTTCACCGAGGTCATCAGGTATGGCGTGCCGCATGAATCCCCCTATGGGTTCATTCAGGCACGTCCAGCCATTCGTATTGGTACCGCATGAGCTGCAATCGTTCGCGGGCTGTTCGCGCGTCGCAGTTGAGCATCCATTTTAATATTGGCGCGGCCCTGACACAAACCCAGCCATCCTGGCCGCGGTACCACACCGCACCTGCACACCAGTTAGGGCTGGTCACCTGCAGCAGCTTGCGCATGGGCCACGCGGCCTGCTGTCACGTTGGGGAAAAACTCGCGTATGTCCGCAATGGTCACCTTGTGGGGGCCGCCTGCGGCCATCACGCCAATCATATCTATGTCGGTGGTCTTGTAGAGCGGCACCCGGTTGCTGCCCTGGTCCAGCCTGCAGAGCTCTGCATCGATATCCATATTGAACTGCGTACGGCATGCGAGCGGCCGCACGTCATACACCGAGCAGGCGCCATCGACCAGAAACGGGCACGGGTGGGCATAGCCCAGTGCGATGGCATCGGCAAACGTCTGGCGCCCCTCGAGCATGCGGTTATCCGGTTTCGCGGCCGGTATATGGGTTTTACGGGCTATCAGGTCTGCCTCTGCCTGGTTGATGGCCACGGCAATGTGGCAGCAGTGGCTACAGCCCTTGCGACAGGCGGCCAGTTTGCCCACCTCCTGCGTGAGGGGTTCCAGGGCATCGTACAGGGCGCGCGTTTTCGCGCTGGTGCTCTGGCCGCGGTCGTCAATCACGGGGCGCACGCGGGCCACCAGTCTGGGATAGTGCCGGGTGTTGATCGCACCCAGCACCTGCGCGATGCCGCTATTCTCCACCGCCTCGAGGCGGGCAGCCACCAGCGCCGCGCGCTCATCCTTTGTCATGGTGTCATTCATGGGGCGGCCTGTTTGTCCAGACACCATCGAGCCCCAGGCGCCGGGTGGCCTCATTGAGCCGTTCCTGCGTAGGGGGCGGGTCGGTGCGTTCTGCCATGGTAGTGAGCGCGCCCGCGGTCAGCTCGAGGGTCTGCGTGGCAATCGTCACCATGCACCAGCCTGCGCCCACCCACGTCCACAGCACCATCCACGCGAGCTGGGCGCACAGCACCACGCCACCGCTCATGCC